CCAAAGTTTGTGCAAAGTGCTTTAGGATCCAAGCGCTCAACGTTGCTCCAAAAGTCATCCCGATCCTTAGCGCTGATGATCTCGCTCCATTTGTCGACATGCGTAGTAGCTCCATCGTTGCTTGGCCTCTCGAGCCCGCCTGCGACAATGTTTCCATCCTTTGTTGCGTAGTCGTAACCACGTCCCGGACTGCCTCGAGATGGGACAATGTTCGGATGGAAGCCACCCACATCAAAGAAATCCACTCTCCGGGTTCGGAGCTTTTTACCGAAATCGACGAAAGCATGGAGATGAGTACCTCCATCAGCATGATCTTCTCTTCCAATGATACACTCCGCTCCCAGTGTACACAGGTGGTCGTTAACGGCCCATTCATCAAGTCCTTCACATTGCGGATAGGTAAGGAGGACATAGCGTGAGTTGATGACAAAATCCGGCATTCGCTTGGCGTGTCCTCTGGAAGTCCTGGGCAAACTAATATTATAGCCCAGGACACAGGGCACAGCCCGTGTACTTATAGCCGGCCTCCGCCCCCTTTATTTCCTCACCGCCATGTCTACACCGCCCCCGTCCCAACAAAACACGCCACCAATAACGCCCACTTCCGAAAATGGCATACGCACGACGACGGTCGTACTCGTCACGGGCAAGAAGGCCAACCAGGCGTACCGCAAGGCGCACCCCCCGTCGCTCATACGTCAAGGCACCGCGTCGCGCATACAAACGGCGCCCAATGACCAGAAAGAAAATATTGACGATCTCGTCAACGAAGAAGCGTGATACGATGAGGGTGCATGGCGTGATTAGTGGTACCGGAGGACAAGCTGGTGGTCCGGTTACTTTTGCCGGTGGTAACACTGCTGCCAACATCCAATCCTTTTTTTGCATGTGGATCCCCACCGCTCGAGATCTCACCACCAATTCGGACATAATTAATGCCCGTGCTGCGTCTAACCAGCGCACTGCTACGACCTGTTATTTGAAGGGGTTACGCGAGACCACTCACATCGAAACTTCGTCCTCTCTCCCTTGGCAATGGCGTCGCATTTGTTTTACTATGAAGGGCGACCAATTTCGCGACGTTCCTGGAGCCAGTCAGGATGACCTGTTCTTGGAAGATTCCAATGGTTTTCGACGCCTCCTACGATCTTATTCGCATTTAAACCGTACCGCTTCCGAGGCTTTGCAACTGGACGAATGGATGCGCGTTCTTTTCACCGGTGCTTATGGTGTTGACTATGACGATGTCATGACAGCGAAGGTTAACCCGAATGCGGTAACACTCAAGTATGACAAGGTCATTAATATCAAATCGGGTAACGATTCTGGAATTCTCCGCAACTACAAGCATTGGCATCCTATGGAGAGCAATCTCGTCTATGAAGATGAGGAACAGGGACAGACGATCAACAGTCGTACATATTTTTCTTCTACGGGAAAAGCTGGAATGGGAGATTATTATGTGGTGGATATTCTCAACCCTCATCGTGCAGCAACGTCAACGGATAAGCTTTTCTTTGACCCGACTGCTACTCTGTATTGGCACGAACGATAGACTCTCCTACAAATACAAAATCTGCGTTGGCTTCAAGCCACATTACATCATCAGGCGTTTTCAACTGAGACCTCGGGTCGGTGTTGCTAAGCCAAATGCTTGGCCGACCCCACTCAATCTGCACAGGATCCCTGTAAAGTTTCTTCACTGTGACAACGCGCTGACCACCAAGCCACTCCTTCCAAGAAGGGAAAAAATCAATACCCCCTCGCATATCATCAAACACTGCATATCGCGCGTCTTGCATATCGCGCAAAGCCACTTCCCCTGACATGACACCCATGAAATAGACGTGGTTGCCTAGAGATCTAGCCCACGTTGTCTTCCCGACTAGGCTAGGCCCATAGATGACCAAGGATCTTGGCCTTCCTAGAACAGTTAGCAAAGTCTTAAGGGGGGGTTCTTGCGGGAAGGGACCCGCCCCCCCGCTTCCACATGAATTTCACCCCCTAGCAGAGATATGATAGGTGGGCCCCCCCGAAGGGAGGGGATGCTTACCTCCTACGGTACCAAGTTCAAGAGACTGTTCTCTCCACTCAACCAGCTCAGGTACCATTCCAAGTTCAAAATTGACCCCGGCGGGATGGATGTAGGGCTCCGGCTTCGATTTGTATCTCCAGTCGGCGTATCGCTGGAGGTTTCCAAAGTTTGTGCAAAGTGCTTTAGGATCCAAGCGCTCAACGTTGCTCCAAAAGTCATCCCGATCCTTAGCGCTGATGATCTCGCTCCATTTGTCGACATGCGTAGTAGCTCCATCGTTGC